CAGTTTGAATATATCGAGTGGTACTATAAAGCGCTTGTGCAAGAGATACACAAACACACACACATATTGGACTATCAGAATCCGGAGGCTAATTTGCTGGGTGGTGAAAGCGGTAAAGCACTGAAATACCGACATATTGACATGATGAATCTTGCTAATCGGATTGAGATGTATAACCGTAAAGGCCAATATCAACGCATTAAATTGTTCAACGCCATTACCAAAAAAAGCAAGGACTATAAGAATATTGATATAGTCTACAAGCGTACATTGCCTGATGATTTGGAGGAGCGTGTTGAAGCTGTCAACAAGGCGGTATTTTTATCTAATTATACCAAGGCAGAGCAGGCGGGCTTTGATCCAGAAGAGGAGGCAAAACGGTTAAATCAAGAGCGTAGTGTAATGGCAGATAGTATTCAAAATTTAGGAGGTGAAAATGAGTAAATATAGGTGTGCTTTGTGCGGTCAAATTAAAGAGCGGGAATTAGAGAGATCGGAATACAAATCTTATTGTGAGAAACATAAAAAGTTTTGTAAAATTTTTAAAGTTAATCAACCAGTGAAAAAATCTAAAAATGAACCACGGCGAAATAGCACTCAAAAAAAATCTAACAATTGAGGACGTAATTCAGTTAGAGATTGCCTTGCGACGTTATTATTATGAGCTGGATTATTTCGCTGATCGAGCGTTTGAGATTGTTTGGAAGGATAGTCAAATTGATCATCTGAAAATGGATGATGGTGTAGAGATACCCATATATTAATGGATTACGAACAGTTGCAATTGGAGGCTCATCGCCTCACAAAGAATGATATTAATAAAATCAGTAAGCGGGTGCCTGTTTTGTATAAATCAGCTCAGCGAGAAATCGCACAAAAAATTAGCGATAATTATGCTAAATATTTAACAACGGCTAATCCATCAAGGTATTTTGAAATAATGCAATTATATGGTAGACTACAGGCGTTGGAAAACGCTGCAGGTAAGATTATTCAGAGAGCTCATCGGAGTGCATCCGCAGTGGTTAGGGAATCATCACAGTTAGCGTATAGCAATGAGTATTATCGTAGGCATTTTGCACATTCAGTGGTATCATTGACAGAGTTTACACCATTTACGTTCCAAGCCTTAAACCCTGATTTTATGAAATATGCCGTTACCCAGAATGAGAGGTTTTTGTTGGCGTATGGCGACGCTATAAAGAAGCGGGTTATGCTGGATAATTATTCACCCGCGAAGGGGACATTAGCTGATCTGCTTGGTAAGTGGCGTAAACCACAGGTGGCGGCGATACAGCAGTCGATACATTCAGCTATTGTTGCGGGGTCTGGAGTCAGCGAATTAAAAAAAGAGATTGCCGGAAAAATATCATCCAGCAGTAATCAAATCATGCGTATAATAAGAACTGAGACAAACCGTACATTAAATGCCGGGGGTTATGCAGTAGATCAGAAGTTTAAGAAAAATGTGCCGGAATCGTTTAGGGTTTGGACAGCGACGCTTGATACTAACACGCGTCAACAATCTGCACAAATGGACGGGCAGCGGGAAAACAAGAACGGTCGGTTTGTTTATCCCAATGGCGCAACTGCCAGATACCCCGGACAGTCAGGTATAAATAGATATGATATTAATGAACGCTGTACAGTTGTAACACGTTTTCCCGGTAGAAAGGAACAACTGCGTCGTATGCGTAATCCGGCCACCGGTAAAACTGAGGTTATAACGTATAGAGATTTTAATACTTGGGCTAAAGAGCAGGGCTTGAAGTACAATAAATCCGGCAGATTAATAAAAAGTACTTGACAAAAACTTAATCTTATGTTATAGTATCATTAATGAATGAATACTTACTTACTAATAGGGTAATCTTTATTGGTAAACGGGAGGGAATCAATGACTAAAGAAGAGCTGTTAAAATTAATTCCGGAAGACCAGCAAACAGACGTGGCGGAGTTTATCGACCAAGCCATTAAACCGTCTGAAGGTTATGTTAATTTGAATGAAATTAAATCTCCGGAAAATGTTGAAAAACTACTTAAAGAAAACAAAGCTTTGAATGCACAGTTTCAGAGTTTATTAAGCAAAAAAAATGCCGATTATGATCGGCGGTTTCAGGAAGAAAAACTTCCGGAAATTATTGAAACTGAACGCAAGAAAATTGAAACTGAGGTTAACCCAGAGGAAACGCCCGAGCAGAAACGCATTAAAAAATTGGAACAGGATTTGGCGGAACGAGACGCTAAACAGAAAGAGAATCAATTGAAGGACGAATTAAGGGTATACGCTAAGGATAAAGGGGTAGACCCAGACATGGCATCCAACCTATCATCCATGGGTAAGGATTCAGCTATGGCTCAAATCGACACTTGGCACGATTTTATAGAAAAAGAAAAGCAGGCAGTCATTGAGAAATATAAGGGCATTGATAATACACCCCCGACTAATAATCAGGTGGCGACCAATGGACCAATGAGTAAGGTTGATTATTTGAAACAAAAATTTCAACAGGCTCAAAAATCTTAACGGGGTAACACACTCCAGCGGTAACCTCCAGTTACTGTAATTTATATCAGTTTTAAAGCTCCAATTGGAGCAAAATAATTTTAATAGGAGTAAAGCATGGCTTTAACTAATTTATTTCGTGAGGTAGCAATCAAACTATCCGATAAACAGCCGCAAATGGTAGACGCAGTCACAGAAGATGCGCCTATACTGGCTGATATGCCTATGCAACCGTCAACACACGGTTTGCATAATGTATATGAGGAGGTTGATAGTATTACTGGCGCGGATATACAGGACGCAGACGCGGCACCGACCGCTGTCAGCGCGAACACTAAACTGGGTCAGGTTGATTTGTCAATCTTATCCGGTAAATCCGAAATCGGCGAAGACAAGGCTAACGCCTATGGCGGTCATATAGAATATTTTGCTGACCAGCAGGATAAAATTATACGCAAATCAGGACAGAATGCAGAGCAGTCTATATTGTATAGCAATATCCGGCAGTATGCTATTGATAACAGCAATTATTTAGATGCTGGTTCAAGTGCTAATACTGATTATTCAATTCTTTGTGTGAGCTGGCGCAGCGGTGAAATCAGCGGGTTGTATAATCCGGATGGTTTCGGCGAGGGTGCATTGATGGACATCACGCCGATCAGCAATGGAGCTGTTTATACGAACAGTGATGATATACTGGTTTATGGTATTCGTTATAAATCTCATATTGGTATTCAGTTGGCAAACACTCGGTACGTGTCTGCTATACTAAATGCTAATGGCAGTAACATCCCAACTGCAGTGCAGATGGATGATGTTGTAGCGGATGCACGCGGCCAGGTGGGCAGTACTGTTTTGTATATGCACCCCAAAATGAAATCAAAACTATATACACTTAAAAGCGACGCTATGCAAATGGGCGTCATGGATAATAACCTTAATCGAGTTGTGGACACTTGGAATGGTATTCCCATTATCACGTCTTACAATTTTCTTGACGGTACTGAGTCCAGTGTATAAGGAGAAATAATATGTCATATTCAAATCCATTAGATAAGAAAATATCTCAGCCACTCGCGGCTGCAAATGATTACCTGGCCAGTGAACAGTCTATACCGTCATCTTCTACAGTTGGCGACGAGGGCAGTGTGCTTGTGGGTAATACACTCGGAAAGTTGGAGGTTGTTGTGGTAGCACATAGCGCGGTTGACATTAAAAACGGCAGTACTTTTACCGTGAAACTCCAGGAATCGAGCGACGATGCAGATAGCGACGCTTACGCAGACATCCAGGGAGGTACATTTATAAGTGTATCCGGGGGTTCGGGCACAACCTACAGCGCGGGTGAGGTTATAGGGCGTTACACTATAAATAACGGTGATGAAAAATATATCAAGTGTTATTTAGACGGTGGCGCCTCCGATACAGGTACTATTGACGTTTTCGTTTCAAGAAACGCGTAAATGATATAAGGCGGGGTAAAACTCGCCTTATTAACGGAGTTAGCATGGCTTGGATGACCGTTGAACAAGTTAAGGACCAGTTAAATATATCAGACAGCGCATACGATACAAGCATAGAAAATGCTATACCGCGCGTTGAAAATGACATTAGGTCTATTTGTAACCATAATTTTAAGCAACAGTTTTGGCTATCAATTTCAGTGGGTGAGACAGTAGCTGATTATTCAAGCGATCATGATATGCTGGAGGTTGGCCGAGTTATTGAGCGTACCAATTATTTTACGCACGGCACGTACATAAAAGATATTGATACCTATAATGCAGAAATAACATTATCATCAGCAGCATTACAGGACGCCTCTTATTTATGGTTAACGATCCCGATCAGTGTTTATTTAACAGAGGCTAAAATGGTGTGGTATCAAGTAGCCAATTCCAACACCACAGATGCGGAAGCGCGGCTATTGAAGTCTAAAACCGTGGGGCCAATAAGTAAAACATACACCAATGAACAAATTGACAGCATTTACGGGTATCCTGTACGGATGCTTAATAGTCTCCCTAAATACAACTTACTATACTGACATGACTTTCTTGGACGATTTTGAAGAAGACAAAACAACGCCCGTGACTGTATATCGGGAAACAAACACTTATAATCCAACCACGGGCAAAAGCACAGTAACCACCACGACAGCATATAGCGGTACAGAGATATTCTGGCGGGGGTCTATGGCAGAACAGGTTGTAGCTGATAAGATACGCCCCCAGGTGGACGCTGTTTTAATTTTGGACACAGATAGCGTAAATACTAACGATATCGTAAGCACCACAGAGGGGAGATACCGTGTTATATATGAAGATAATATTGGCTACGCTGGAGACGTTTATCAGTACTCTTTGGAGTTGGTTAAATGAAAGACGTTGTATTGAAGTTTAATCAGGGTGCTTTCCGTGGTGCCTTAAGGGCTGGTTTTGAGTCAGTACTTGAGATGGCTTACAGCATACAGGCAGAGGCCCGGCAATTATCGCCAGTAGATACTGGCCGCCTTAAGTCATCCATTATGGTTGAAAAAGATGGTGATGACTCTGCTATTGTTGGCACAGATACACCGTACGCGCCCCATCTTGAGTTTGGCACAAAAAAAATGAAAGCGCAGCCGTTTATGAGACCGGCGGCAGACTTGGCGCAGTTATCTGATGTCAAAAAGATAACAAACAAGGTCATGAAAGAGGAACTTAAAAAAGGCAATATACAGGTTTATAAGTACTGATGCAATTTGAAACTGATTTACATAGGAAGCTGTATAATGATACCGGCGTACAATCTGCGGTCAGTAACTATGAATACCAGAGCAGTACATATTATATGATATTTTACTCACGGCTTATACCCGTGACAATCAATACAACGGCGGGAAATTATACGCCGACACTTGAGGATAAAACAATTAACTATTACCGCCTTGATCCTGTACGAGGCGGCATAAGACCACATTTTTTAAACTATTCAGCTTCATGCAGGGCTTATACTCAGTATGACGCGGAGACAATACAGGACGCGGTATTTACCGCACTAAACAGGAAACGGCATAATAAGTCATTTTTTGTTTGCAGAAAATTAGCGATTATACCACCGGCAGATCAAGCGGATAATTACAACGCACCGGTGGAGATAATGATTAAATCAATATAGGAGATAGAGATGCCAGCACAAACAACAGAGGAAAAATTTATATTTCCTGATGGTATGGAGTTATCGGTCAGCACTGATGATGGCACATCCTGGACAGACTTAGGTACCTTAGGAGGCGGAGCAACTTGTACATATAATTATGATAAAAGCGAAATTGTGTCCGGTAATAACGGTACGATAAGGTCACGAGTTAAGAATGAGACCATAGCACTTGCGCCCAGCGCATTATGGAGTTGGAATGCGGAAAACCTGGAAAAGATTTCAGGTGGTCTTATAACCTCAACAACTGATTCGAGCGCAGGTTACATTATAAAAGCCGGTTCCACGTCTACTACATTAGACAGATTCTATGCCAGATTACGTCACTACACCGATACAGCCAAAACTGATTATGACATCGAGTTTGAAGTTTATGGTGTAGAGATGGACAGCGGGATGGAATTTAATTTCAAGGGCGCCGAAGACGATGGACTGTCAGAGATTACAGTATCGTTTACCGGTAACGTTGACACCAGCAAATCTGATGGAGAGGGGCTTTTTAAAGCAATTATCAAAGACACAGCTTTAGGTACATCAGACTAAACATTTGGGCGGGGTATCCCTCCCCCCGCCCGCCATTAGGAGGGCAACCAATGAGAAACAGAATTAAATATAAATTGTCATACGTTGAGGACGGCAAAGAAAAAGAACAAGAGATGAAAATATTTTTTATTTCAAATTCTGTGAATAATCGTTACTCTGATTTAGTTACTGAGATAACTAAATTTAAAAAAAAGTATGACAGGATGACCAGGTGTTTACAAGATCGTGGTGAATTATTAGTTAGCCGTCCAGAAAATTGGAAAGATGAAATTAAAAAATTGACCGATGAACAGAATCAACTTGAAAAAGACCTGCGCGCTTATGATGATAAAAAAATTACCAGGGAGCGGGTGGAATTACTTAAAACTATTTTGAAACAAAACGGAATAAAAGATAAAAAATTATTTGATGATAAATTCTGGGATGATTGTGTGGAGCCTTCTGAACAGATGGATTTTTTAATAACTGCGGTTCTAAAAGACAATTCTGCCGGCGGTCAGAAACAGACGGGGGAGTAGATTATGAGCGGTTGATAGCTGCTCTTAATAAATATTGGCGTCCTATGTCAGAAGATTATTTCTGGCATAAGATGGACACACCAATGACGACTGATGCTATGACGATGATGGCGGCAGAGTTGACTGAGGATCAACATAAGGCATTAAAGGATTGGATTTTCAAAACCAAAGGGAAAAAGGGATTACAAATATCTCGTAAAACTATAAGAAAATGAATCTCGGGACTTTATTTTATAAAATTACAGGTGATAGTTCGCAACTACAGGGCGAATTAAAAAAAGGTGAAAAAAAAGTAAAGGGGTTCGCAGGGAAAATCAAGGGGGCGCTTAAAGCTATTGGTTTTGCAGCTGTGGCCGTTGGCGTTACGAAGGTAACAAAATCTTTAATAAAAGCCGCCTCCGACGCGGAAGAGGTTCAGAACAAATTTGATGTTGTTTTTAAGGGGCTTGAAAAAGAAAGCTCTAAAATTGCATCCAATTTAGCCAAAAATTACGGCCTTGCTAAAACTGAAAGTAAGGAACTCCTATCAAGTACAGCGGATTTGTTAAACGGTTTTGGTATTGGAAAAAGGGAGGCACTGGAGCTATCTAACAACGTACAAAAATTGGCAGTTGATTTGGGTTCCTTTAACAACGTATCGTCTGCCAGAGCTTCCGACGCTCTAACTAAAGCGCTATTAGGCGAACGGGAGGCGGTTAAGCAGCTGGGCATTGCAATAACTGAGTCAGGGCTTAAAAGGTTCGCTGAGGACGCTGGAAAGAATTATGAGGCCATGACCAAGGGTGAAAAGGCAATTTTAACTTATAAATTGGCGGTAGAACAATCACAAAACGCCATAGGTGATTGGGGGCGGTCGCAGGACAGTTTTGCTAATAGTATGAAAAAACTCAAGTCAAGATTTAAGGACATACTTGAAACATTAGGGAAGAAACTATTACCAATAGCAACCAAGTTCTTACATGCACTTGTGGGGATGGCTGAGGGTTTCAGCGGCTTACCGCCGGTGATACAGACTGTTATCACCTCTTTGGGCGTATTTGCCTTGGCTCTGGTTGTTGGAAAAATACTCGGAATTGCATCCGCACTAAAAAAGGCAAAAATGGCATTTATAGCATTTGGTTCGGGAATTAAAAAGGCAACCCAAAGGCTCGGCGGATTTAAAACCGGTCTAATAGCAGTTGTGGGACTTGCTGTGGCAGCAGGTAGATCTATTGCAAAATGGCAGAGCCGTAAAGAAGATTTAAAATCACAAAAAATAGCTGATTCTATTTGGGAGGAGGTTGAAGCTACAAAAGCTGCTATGCAGACAAATGAGAATTGGAACCGTATTTTATCAGATAGCATTAAATATTATAAAGAAACTGGTAAGTTGCATAATAGGTTGGGAGATTCTTTTAATGACTGGGGTATGGCAATTAATGCCAGTGGAAAATTAGTGAGAAACTATGGGGATGATCTACAAACGCAAAACAATAATATTGAAGCAGCGCGTCGTCAGCTTGAGAAGTATATAGATACTATAGACAACAGTATAGAAAGCTCAAAATCTCAAATCGAGTACAAACAGGCTGAGGTTAATTGGATGACGCACAGAATACAACTCAAAGCGGAGGAAGATGAATTAACACAGGCCGAAACAAGAGCTCTCATCAAACAAAATAAAACTTTAGTAGAACACATAGAAAACATTGAGTTTGAGGAACAGAAACTAAAAGCTTTGATTGAACGGCGTAAGGAACTCGCGGCAGCATCTGAGGATGTTGAATCGGCTTTTACGGCTGAGCAACAAATATTACAAACTGCATTATCTGGCATAAAGGAAATTGAGGGGAGACACAAATATTTAGGGGATGAGGTTGATGTAACCGCTGAAAAGATTAATTTATTTAATTCTATTTTGATACAAGCTTATAAGAATGGTATACCACTAACCTCTGATGCGGTTGAAACCCTACAACGAAAACTCAAAGAATTAAAAAGTGAATCTAAGGACACCGGAGAGGAAACTACAGCAAGTTTCCAGGAGATTTATAGCGGGATAACTGGCTTTGTATCTGCTGCCATATCCAGTATACAGAGTCTACAACAGGCTAATATTGATGCCATGAACAATGAATTAGCAGTTTATGATCGTCGTGTAGAAGCTGCCGAGAATGCCGCAAGTAAAATACAAAAAAGCGAAAATGATTTATTGAGAGCAAAAAAAAATAATTTACAGGGTATGTTGGAAAAACAAAAAGAAACAGCTCAGACGACAGCGGCTATTAATACTCAACAAGCTATCGATGAAGTGGAGGCTGAAATACTTAAGAATAAGCAGATTGAAAACATTGAAAAACAACGAGCTAAGGCAGCATATAATATGAAAATTGCAGAATGGAAAATGAATAAGGCAATGATCTGGGCTAATGCAAGTTTAGCGGTGATGAATTTGATGGCTGGGCTCCCTACTGGTGCGGTTGGTACATTTTTCAAAATCGCTCAAATTCCCTTGATTATGGGGGTTGCCGCTAAGCAGTTTTCGGTTATGCAAGATTCAAAACCGCACCCACCGCAGTTTGCTCAAGGTGCTACTAATATACAACGAGATCAGGAGGCAACGGTACATAAGGGAGAGATGGTGTTAGACCCAATTACGGCAGACAGTATACGTAGAGGTAAGACGACTATTGGCGGCCAGGGAACCAGCGGGCAAGACATTAATTTGTCTTTGATATTAGACAGTGATAAATTATACGAGGCCCAGTGGAAAGCATCTAAGGATGGACGATACAAAATAGCAAGGGAGGCGGTGGTATGATAATAACAAAAAAAAACTATCTAAGATATTATTTAGATTCCTTAACTATGACAAACGAGGATGACTCATACCCACTAAACAACTGTTACAACAATATTTTAATTGAAAAAACACTATACACGGCTACTGTTAATGTTGTATTAACAGAAAATACGCCCGCAAATTTATTTGTGGCTATTAATTCTAATGCCGATACGGTTACCGTTGATGATTTTGTTACTGCTACAGAAAGCATCACCACGTCTTATAATAACTGGTTTTGGGGTTATTTTTCTTCTTTGGGAGGTAAAAGCTCTTTGAAAATCTCACTAAGCGGAGACGGGGCTTTATA